CAGGAACTCGCAGCGGCAGGCCTGCCCATTGTTGAATACAACTCAAGCAGTCCGGCGCGCATGGTGCCTGCAACGGCAAAGACTTACGACGCCGTGATGAGTGGCAATGTGCGACACGATCACAACCCAACACTTGTACGACACCTGAACAACTGCGTTGTCAAAACTGACAGGCTTGGCCCTCGCATAACAAAGGAACACCGCAACTCACCACGCAAGATTGACGCAGCGGTTGCCTTTGTCATGGCATTCGACCGCGCAACCTGGGTGCATGAGCACGAACCAGCCGCACCTGACGTCAACTTTTATTAAGGAGCACCAATGATCGCAAACGTTTTGCAGGTTGCTGGCATTGCCTCCATTGCACTTGGTGCAGCATTGATATTCATCCCCGCCGGTGTAATTGTCGCCGGCTTTGGTCTTGTCCTTTTTGGTATTGTTATGGAGCGTGAGTGATGCTTGGGCGTTTAATTAAACCAGCGACTGAGGAACGGGCGCTCACTTTCCAATCGTTGTTCCTCTCCGATCAAACTTTCAGTCAGCAAACCCTTGCCGGTGTGCAGATGAATCAGACAGCTGCAATGAAAATCGGCGTTGTATATTCTGCCGTTCGGTTGATTGCTGACACTGTTTCGACTTTGCCTCTTGATGTTTTCTTTCGGCAAAATGGCGAGCGTCTACCGTTTCGACCAAAGCCTGTGTGGATTGATCAACCAGAGGCCGATCCCACCGTTGGCCGCAGCGACTTTTACCAAACCATAATCATCTCAATGTTGCTGGCGGGGAATTCGTACACTCGCATCTTGCGGGACACTGACGGCAGCGTTTTGGCTTTGTCAAACCTTGACCCAACGCGAGTCACGCCACGGCGCAACAATCGCGGCTTCATTGAATTCCTTTTTGACAACAGCATTGTCATCCCCGGCGAGGACATGATCCACATCACCGACATGCGCAAAGCCGGCGACATCAAAGGCGAATCGCGTGTTGATCAACTCAAAGATGTGTTGGGAATATCCCGCGCACTCGATGAATTTTCGGCGCGTTACTTTGGCCAAGGCACTGTCAGTTCGGGCATTATTTCTTATCCCGGCGACATGACCAGCGAGCAGGCTGACCGGCTCAAGGAACAGTTTGAAAAGAATAGCCACGGCATGCGCAACGCACACCGTCCAAACATTTTGACCGGCGGCGCAAAGTTCGAGCGCATGTCTGATGACGCGCAGCAAGCCCAACTTATTGAGGCCAAGAAATTTGCCGTCGAAGAGGTGGCGCGAATCTTCAAAATCCAGCCTTCGATGTTAGGGTCACAAGTTCCAGGCGCTCGCGCCTATGCAAGCCAAGAGCAAGACAGCGTTTCATTTGTCACAATCACGCTGCGGCCAATCATTTACAAACTTGAAGAGGCGTTCGGTCGCCTGCTCACGCCCATTTCACCGGGTGCGTTTTTGAAGTTCAACATGGAAGGTTTGCTGCGCGGTGACATTCAAAGCCGTTACGCAGCCTATTCGCAAGGGATTCAGGCTGGTTTTCTTAACATTAACGACATCAGGCGTCTTGAGGACTTGCGCAACGTAGAAGGCGGCGACGTCATGCGGGTGCCGTTGTCACACGTTGATCTTGCTGCCGCCAACATTGTGGAGACTGACAAGCGTGTTGGCATGGCCGTTCGTTTGATAAGTGTCGGATTCAATCCCATTGATGTGCTGTCGTCACTTGGCTTGCCGGCAATGGATCACACTGGCCTGCCAACGGTGCAGTTGCAGAATGCCGCACAGGTTGGCGAATCTGGCGTTGATGTTGAGGAACTTTATTTAGGTGCCCGCGACTACGACCCCGAGAACATTGTCAATGCTTTGACTGAAGGTTTGCGGTCATTGCCTGCACCTGTTGTCAATGTCAACGTGCCAGAGGCCACGCCACGCACCCGCAACATTGAGCGCGACACCGACGGCAACATCACAAAGATTGTGGAGAACTAATCATGGCACTTAATACAGGCGGCAAGAATGTCATGCTTGGTGGCCTTACCGCCGTGGCAACGCATGTGTCACTTCACACCGCTGACCCCGGTGCTACTGGCACCAGTGAAGTCAGCGGTTCACCCTACACCCGCGAGCTTGCCGGATGGGCTTCACCAAGTGGCGGCACCGCCGTCAACTCTGGCAGCATTGTCTTTGATGTACCAGCAGCAACAACAATCACATATCTTGGTTACTGGTCGGCAGGAACCGCCGGCACTTTCTACGGTTCACGCGCATTGGATACCAGTCAGACTTTTGCAACCGCTGGAACTTACACAATCACCGGCGGCAACCTGTCTGAATCTGTGGCGTAGTTCATGGCTGGGCTGTTCACTCTTGACAGCGCAAACCTTGGCCGTCTTGACACAGATGTTTTGGGTGGCCTAGGCACCGGCTTCATTGTCGGTGAGTCAACGAGCACCGGCCAAGTTGTAGGCACTCAAGGCTTCACAGGTTCGGCCTCAGGGTCGAGCACCACAAGTGGCAGCGTCGTTGGTTTGGTTGCTTTTGTTGGCAGTGTTGTTGGTTCAACGGTGTCAACGGGTTCGGTTGTTGGCGTTGAAGGCAACACCGGCATCATCACCGGGGTCAGTGTTTCCACTGGCAGTGCAGCTGGAACCCCTGAACTTGCCGGCAATGTTGACGGTGAAAATGATAGTCAAGGCAGCGCGAATGGATCGCCTGCATTTGATGACAGCGTTGTTGGTGTTTCGGTTTCGACAGGTTCGGCGACAGGTTCACGCGATGGGCCACCACCACCTGAGCCTGAGATTGTCACCGGTCACGCGCCGTTTATTCGTTCCGAACGACCACGGCGCCCACAACCGAAACAAACGAAACAGCCGCAACCGACAACGCACACAGGTGGCGCACAAGGCCGCACAAGGACACAGGCAACGATTGTTGGCACCTGTGGTTACACCGGCAAAGTCAGCGGCTTACAGACCACGACAGGGCGTTGCGTTGGTGTGCGTTATCCCAGTGACGAACTTGTGGCGCGTTGGGTGAGGCAAGCAATTGAACAGGAACTTTTGACATTGGAGTTGTTATGACCATGACGAACAGCATTGTGAGTTGCACAGTCAACGCACAACTTGTGGCGCAGGCATTAGCCAACCCTGCGTTTGTGACTTTGCACAATATGAGCAAAACTGGCAATGATTACATTCATTATGGAAGCGCCAACGCTGGCACCGCCAACTCTCCACACCTTGATCCGGGTCAAAGTTTGCAGCTGAAATTGCTGCCCGGTGAAGGCCTGTTCGCCTTGAGCGATCCAACTGGTGTGAAACTTGGCGTTCTCATTCAAAGGTATGAAGCCTGATGCCTTATTTCATCACAGATAAATCGGCAGATTGCAGCGGTTGGGCAACCACCAAAGATGACGGTGAAGTGATCGGTTGCCATCAAACCAAGGCTGAGGCCATTGCACAGATGGTGGCTGTCAGTATTGCCGAGGACATGGAGCCAGGTGGCGAACGCGTGCTACCAGAGAACTACCGGCCATCGTTGGCACTTGACGTTCCTGATGGTCGCGCCTGTGGCAATTGCTTTTTCTATGACGAATCCAACATCCAAGGTGATAAGGCATTTTGCACACGCTGGGATGAATACGTCAGCGGCGCCTACTACTGCAACGCATGGCAACCTGACGTTGAAAACGATGATGATGACATTCGTGCAATTGTTGAGACACGGGCAACACCGCCAAACTACATGCAAGAGGCGGCAGCGCGTGGGCTTGAATTAAGGCGCGAAGGTTTGGCCGGTGATGGTGTTACCGATCAAACCGTGCGTGAAGCGCGTGAAATGGCTGACGGGAACATTTCGGATGACAAGATCATCAGAGCCTTTGCATGGTCACAACGCCACGCCGTTGACTTGCGAGCACCAAAGAACAACGACCCTGACCACCCTGACTGGCCCGGCGCCGGCGCGGTGGCGCATTACTTGTGGGGAATCAACCCACTAAACCCACAGCCTGCAATCAGGTTTCTGGAACGTGAGACAAACCGTTTGCAAGGAAGGACAACAATGAGCGACCTTGAGATCAGAACTATTGACACCGAATCTTTGGAGCTGCGCGCAGCTCACACAGGCGATGGCATGACCTTCATGGGCTACGCAGCGAAATACGACAGCCCCAGCCTGCCTTTGCCTTTCGTCGAGCGCATTGCCCCTGGCGCTTTCACGCGCTCACTCAAGTCACGCAATGACATCAAAATGTTTGTCAATCATTCTGACTTGCACGTGCTGGCGTCAACGCGGGCAAAGACCTTGCGTCTTGAGGATCGTTCTGACGGTTTATTTGTTGAGGCTGATCTGCCTGATGTTACTTATGCAAACGACTTGCGCGTTTTGATTGAGCGCGGCGATGTCAGCACAATGTCATTCGGATTTTCAACCGTGCGTGATTCGTGGAGTGACAACGGCGCCGAACGCACATTGAATGAAGTGCGCCTGCACGAAGTTTCGGTTGTCACTTCAACCGCTGCCTACCCTGCAACAACAGCAAGCGTTCGCAATCTGCGACTGATTGCGCACCGCACTGCAACCGACTTTGATGCACTCACTGACGCCATTGCAGCGTTGGAACTTGGTGAGTTGTCAGATGATCAGGCAAGTTTGCTGCGCACTGTTGTTGATAGCGCCGCTGGTAAACTTGATGAAGTTCCCGCTGAGGCCAATGTGCCGATGGGGATTTTGATTAATAAATTGGATTTGATTGCAAAGCAACTCAACATCTGATTTATCGCAGTGAATAGAAAGCCCTGACCACACATTGAAACTGTCAGGCAACTGGGTGCAATTCCCAGCACTGCACTGTGCGCAAGGTCGGAGCCGACCGGCGCCATTCGGGTAGCGGAGCCGCGCCCTTGTCATTCCTGCGACTAATTCAAACTAACGAAATGAGAAAACATGTCTTACTTGGAACGGCTTATCGAAGCCCAGAACAAAGACCTGTACTCAGCACGCGCATACCTTGAGCGCGCAGAGTCAGAGAAGCGTGAACTGTCCGTTGAAGAGCGCACCGCATGGGATGCACTCAACGCAGAAATGGACAACCGTCAAGATCACATCAACGAGGTTCGTGGCGCTGAAATGCGTGACGCCAAAGTTGCAGAGGCAATGTCCTTCGCACCTGAGGTTCGCACCGATGCAAAGCGTTCCGATGTTCGCAGCGATTCAGACATCCTGCGTGCAATGGCCCGTGGCGAAATCCGCTCACACACATTCGAGCGTCGTGCACTTGACACCGACACCAGCACCAAAGGCCCAGAAACAGTTCCACAAGGGTTTCTATCCACGATTCAGGCCAAGCTCCTAACGACGGGCCCCATGCTCGATGGCAGTGTCATCAACCTGTTGAACACCAACAGTGGCAATGACATCAAGGTGCCTGTTGAAAGCACACGCCCAACTGGCACGGCAGTGGCTGAGGGTGCAACTTTTGCAGTCTCTGATCCAACCTTTGCAAACATCACATTGCGTAGTCACAAGATCGGCACGCTTGTTGTCGCATCGCGTGAACTTGTTGAGGACACCGGCATTGACTTGCAGGCATTCCTTGGCGCTCAAATGGG